GGCGAGAATCCTTACCAGAGTGATTGAGGTTTAGTAATCGACCAGGCTAGTTTGAAGTTCTCGACCACTTCATCGACTGCATTCACGTACCAGGTTGCAGCATCGATCAACGGCTCTTTGATTTTCTCTTCGTAGATCACGTCCGCGGTCCAGGCGATCCGCTCTGGTATCTTTGTCGGTTCTGTGAGGAAGTCAATATAATCTTCAACACCTTCAACTCCTCCAATGGCAAAAGAAGCCACACCACCGGCGACCACGATCCCTTCAACGACGTTGATACCTGGTACTGCCCCAAGTATGATGTTGCCTTTCCATATCAGAGCCAGGCCTGCCACTGCCCATAATGTCTCATCGATATCCTCGACTGTAAACTTTCGGTCATCAGCCCAGGCCTTTTGCTCCCAAATATAGAACACTGCCAGGCTTCTATACCACTTAGTTCGAGTTCCCCACATTCAAGGCCCCGTTGATAATTCAAATGAGCGCTTCAAACGCATCAAGTAAGGTAAGTCTTTTTCTTTGCCGACTAGGATGGCAGTGGCATAATCACATGGAGGGATTTCTATCGTGGCTGCATTTGCTGGCGTCGGTTCAACATAGACTACCCGAGTGATATGCAGTTTCTCGACTGCAGTAGCCCCACAAGTTCCCCACTTGGTTTGACTGTATTGGTTTGCATTAGTATTCGTCCCTGCCGCGACGTATTCCCTGGTACTTCCATAAACCACTTGAGACATATCGAAAGTGCTCAGTGGGAACCCTGGCAAGTCTCGTGTGGGAAAGGGCACTCCAATGGTAGGGTAAACATAAGCGGCGATTAGATCGGGAGAGTTAACGTATTCAGTTGTGATCAAGTCAATAACAAAACAACCAGCCGTCCCTCGCGGTCCCCAGGCTTCTTGAATGTTCACTCCCTGAATAAATGAAGTAAGGTCTTCCAAATTAAAATTATAGCCAGAGAGATCATAGTAACCACGATTAACGAAAGTTGGTTGAAGGGCGTTGTCTAATGCTACCCAGTTATCCCCTTGAAAGGTTGCAGGAAAATGCGACGGTGCATCGCCCGTTGTAGCACTGAAGCCATCAAACACCTTGTCGAGTAAGCGCGGGCCTTCGAGAGTCATTTCTTTTTCACCATCCTATGAGCCTTCTTAGCCAGGGCGGCGAAGGATGACCGTGGGTGCTTCTTCTTCAAACGCTTGTAAGCGGCTGCATACTTCTTGTTGTAAGCACTGGGTCCGCGCTTCTTCTTCTGCAGTGAATCGGTCTTTTCATAGGCTCTGCGTGCAGTCTTTCGGGTTTCGCCCTTGGTCGTCCCACCATCGTGTAGGGATTCTCCGCATCGAGGACAGTATCGGGGCATTTAATCCCCTCAATTGTCTGATGCAGTGCTTTGGATCGCTATAGCCATCCAATTTTGCTGGGATAACTTGGCTACCTGGCAACGAATTCTCACGGTGATGTAATCAATAACGGCACCAGATGCTGAAAGATCCGGACCAGCCACAAAGTAAAGCGTGTCATTTACCACCATGAAAGCGTGTGCAAGTGAAGCCGGACCCCATTGGTCAGGATACATATCGGTGCCCTGGCTGGCAATGTTGTTAACGAAATCAATATTCAAAGCACCAGATGCAATGAGGCTTTGGTCATCGGCTCGAACAAACGCAGTGCCAGGGTTCAAGTCTGTGAGTTGACAAGTGATTGAGCCATTTCCGGCCATCAAACTTTTAGCATCTCCACCAAAATCAACGCCAGCCTGGTAGATGAAGTCCACGGCCTCGATCGCAACCGCTTGACCTGTCGGAACATTAACGTAGGCTATCCAAGGTCAATCGTGCCTTGAATCCGAGCACCGGATGCCGTTGCCGCTGGTATTTGTAGGGTCTCAGTCAGATAAAAACTGCCTGTCATTGCTTTTGCCATGGTACCCCCAATGCAAAGCAGTGTATAAATTACACTGAGTATTTAAACATATAAATACTAATCTATAGACGTTTAAATAAGAATCCTGGCATCGATGCCTAAAAAGGTGGAGGTTGCGGGATTTGAACCCACGATCTCGGAACTCTAGCCACCATTCCGTGTCTTTCCACTAGACCAAACCCCCGCGCTACAGTTAATCTTGACTATTCGTTGGCGTCGCCCGATAAAGCCCGACTAGCCCGTCTCTGCGTTCCGCCTGCGCCAACGTAGCGCAAAGGGGCTTTGTCTATGAAGTAGTAGGGGATATCCGCTCAGTTTGAGGCCATACGTACGGACGAATTGATATAGCCGAAGGATTTCCTAGGTGCATGGACGCCGTAAAAGAACTCTACGAGACCCAGAAGATAGCCACGCAACTAGAACGGATCGCAGATGCCCTAGAGCGGCTTCTGAAGTACACGGAGATGAGTCTATGACTAGCATCAACTTACCAGCCAAGATGAACCCTTGTGAAGGCGTATGTCTTTGCGGAGATAAAGAATGGTTCAAACTTGAGGCTCGCATCGACCAACACCTTGAGTTATTTGGCGTAGGGGAGATCTGCCCGGAATGTGGGGCTGTGATTCTATGGGATTGTAGTGCATTGGATGTAAGGGAGTGGGAAGAATGAACTCTGCCCGCTTTGAGTTCAGAATACCATTCCAAAGCAAGGCCTATTCGTGGTTGAAGAATTTACAAGACTCTAAGGAGAACGTCAGTCGTGCTCTACGGCTCCTTATCGAGACTCACTCCGATCTCTTTGACAAGTTGACTGTCGAGCAGAACCGGGTCATCGCACTGAAGAGACAGATCGCTGTTCTCGAGAACTCAGGCAGCCCAGACTTCAGGGCCGCGCTCGATGCCGAATCGGCTTATGCCTCCTTTACCAGAAAGATTGAGGCTGGCGAGAATCCTTACCAGAGTGATTGAGGTTTAGTAATCGACCAGGCTAGTTTGAAGTTCTCGACCACTTCATCGACTGCATTCACGTACCAGGTTGCAGCATCGATCAACGGCTCTTTGATTTTCTCTTCGTAGATCACGTCC